CCTGAAATGAAACTTCCAAGCCTTTCGCAACATATACGAAAGCTAGGTTCATATCTTATTATTCTTCGCCTTTGTAATCCTCTACAACAGCCTCGATGAGAACCTGTACTGTGTCGTTAGCATCAACCTCAATTTCGTGGAATTCGGCAAGAGCCTTAGCCTGATCCAAGGTGATGTCCTTACATAGTTTCTCGAGTGTAGCACCCTTTTCGAAAGCCTTCTTCAGCTTCTTATCGAGATTCTCTACTGCCTTCTGGTCGTTCTTCTCTACCTTAGCTTCAGGCTGAACCATAACCAAGTGACCAGTATTCAAGGCCATACTAATGCGTTTTGAGTTACGCTGACGTTCGTTAATTTCTACTTTCTCTCCCGGAGCAACTGTGATTCCGGTGAACTGGTCGAAGAAGCCGTTAGCCTTCGGACCTAGTGCAATAAAATAACTTTTTGCCATAATCTTATACTCTTTATGTTTAGGTGTTTGTTAAAAATTTAGTTACCTATGAGATCTAAGAGAGCTGGTAGACCTTTAGAAGGGGCCTGCTCCTTAGAATCCCATAGAATAACTAAGCTACCTTACTCTGGTAATTACTCGAGGTTAATCAACTGGTACGGATCGTGATTCATGTACTCGGGGAATCCATAGCTAGCGAATGCCTTCGTTGTGTCGAGCACAATTACTGAATCGTTGTAGATCTTTGAGAAGCCAGTGGTCAAGGTAGCATAAACTGCCTCGGTCTGGTTAGATACGATGCGTTCAGACTCAAGCATGAGCTGCTTAGCAGTCAGCTTAATCAGAGCGGCCTTAGGATCAACCATTACGATGTTGGTATCAGCAACACCTGGGTGGATCCACATATCAGCAGTGTTGGGAACTGGGGTGTGGAGGTTCAGCGTTGCCTCGGTGGTACCCTGTGAACGAGTCTTGAACTCAGCGAGATCCAAGAGTGACAGGCCTGTAGACTCAGAGCCAATCATCGTTGTAAAGTTACGACCAAGACGAGCACCACGTACCCATACACGGAGCAGGTCCTTGTAGACCAGGCTATTAGCCGTGGTAATACCCATTACGCTTGCAGCCTCAGAACCATCACCCTTGTTACCAAGAAGCAGAGTGTCGAGAGCCAGAGTATCCAGAGCATAACCGAGCTGAATACCGAAGTCACGGAGGTAAATGCCCAGGATGTCCAGAGAAACGTAGTTACGAACCTCGTCGGTGAGCTTGAATCCCTTACCAATCTTAAAGAGGGTAACACTCTTCTGGCCGAACGAAACGGTACCAAGAGGAATTGTCTCAGCCTCGTTAATCTTAGCAGGAGCAGCATCCGACATGTTTACCCACGGCTGGATAGCGGTCAGACCATTGATAGGCTGATCACCCTGGATGATAGTGGGATAGAACGGAGCGGTACGCATACCTACGGTGATGGCAGCACGGATAATCTCCGGAACAATCCAACGAACGTCCTGCTCGGGCATGTCGAAGATATTCTGCATCGTGTCTACCTTGGGGTTAAGACCAATCTTCTCGAAGAGAGTGGCCTGTGATATACCCCACTTGCCCTGAACCAGTTCCTCGAAGGAAACATCTACGGGCTTTTTATTCTGGCCTCCTGCACGAACACTCTCGAGAGAAAGCACCATATCCTTGAACTCCTTTTTGAAGTCCTTGGCAGTCATTTTTGTGATATCAATCTGTGCCATAATTCTTTTTCTTGTTTAAGTTTAACGACAGAGAACCGGAACAAGTTCAGCTACACCATCAGCAGGAGCATCTGCAGAAGCCAGAGCAATGAACTGAGACTGAGCAGCAGGAGTGCCTGTGGTGTTAGCGCAGTTAGGATAACGGTTGTTGTACAGGGTTCCAGAAGGATTTACGAAACCAGGAGTTACAGCAGAAGCTGCAGCCCAGTAACAGATAGCATAACCTTCTACTGCTACAGTTACCTCAACTGGGTAAGCACGCTGGCCTGCATAAGCAGGAGTCTTGGTGTCAGTTACAGCAATACCGAGGTAAACCTCACCAGAAGCAGCAGTGTACTTCTTAATGGTACCGTCAGTATGCAATGCTACCGGCATACCCTGAACGATTGTTTCACCCTCTTTCACGTTGAAAGCCTGATGAAGCTTGTGGGATTCATGCTTATAAATCACCACTTTAGGAGTCTTCTGACCGTAGAGAGTCAGTTGATTTCCAGGATTGAGTACATTCATAATTCGTGTGATTTAATTTGTTATACCTTATTAATATATTTATGACAACTTACTACGGTAGAGATCGTCAATGGCCATCTCGGTGTTAGTAGGCTGCTCCTGATTCTGCTGAACAGTAGTGTCCTCCTCTTTTGCCGAAGATGCACGATTAATGTCATGAGAACCGCATTTAGCGCAATGGAGAGGGAACTTCTCCTCCAGACGGGCTTCGTAGTCCTTCTTGAGGGAAAGCAGAGTCTGCAGGCCAGTTGTGTCGGCATTGATCATGGTTACGATTGTCTCATCGACGTTGTCACCATTGAGCTTCTTGTAAGCCGTTACAGTAGCCTCACGGAGAGATGCAATGTGGTTCTTACCTACAGTAGCCATCTCATTCAAATTAGCAATCTCAGTGTCCTTCTGGGCAATTGACTGCTTGAGAGAAGTGATCTCGGTGTCCTTATTGGACAACTGCTCTGCAAAAGAATTCTTGTCTTTTACCAACTGAGCAACCAGAGAGATTACTGCATCGCAACTCTGTTCCTGGCCCTCTGCCAACTGGAGCATGTTCTCACCGAAGAGCTTCTCAAGAAATTCCTTAAGTTCTTGATTCATGTTCTTATTTTTTTGAGGTTCACTATTAAATGTTTCCTTATTACTAAGAGATTGAGTATTGTTATTATTTTCGTCTTGTGTTTCCAGTTCTTTAAGGTCCTGGAAAGCGTATACCTTCGGAGATTCTTTCTGATATTCAGAGTAACTGTTCCAGGTTCTGTTGGCAAAACCAGGATTAATTATCTTACCATCAGAGCCAATTTTCTGAGCATAAGCATCAGCTCCGTGAGATACAAGAGAAGTTTCAAGATATCTAACGATGTTAGTAACTACCCTACGTACCATAACACCCTTAGAATCGTAAGTACCAATCTTATCCCAGAAATCCTCATCAGACATTTCAGGATGAGATTTATCCCAAACGAACTGTACTGTTACCGAATTACTGTGGATAGATGGAGGATCCATAAGAATGCCTCGAGCAATACGAGGATTAGCCTTAC